GCTACAAAGACAAAATATGGAACTGAATCAAATTATACATTACAAGGAGGCAAAGATTATAGAGAAACTATCTTTACATTATCTGAAGATATTCCAACTAACGCAAAATTAAGAAATAGAGGTGGACACTTTGTAGATGAGATTGGTGATGTAAATAATATTTATCATATTAGATTCGATACAAGGTTTACACCAGAGGGTAAAAAAGTATTTATGATTAATGAAATACAATCTGATGTAAACCAGAGTATTGCAAAAAAAATGACTAAAGTCCAACAATTGTCGGGAGAGGCTAGACTTAACCCATTTAATGCTGAGATAGAATTAAATTTGCTTGTTGGCCAACGAGGTAAGATGCTTAAAGATTTGGATGATGCCCTTGCTAGAAATGAGTTTGGCAGAGTAAATTCAATTAGTGCTTCTATGAAAGATATTAATACAAAATTAAAAAGATTAACCAGTCAAAGAAATAGTTATAACGATACAAACAAAGATTACTTTCCTATGGTTGAAGCTGATTCTTATGGAGACCACGCTGTTAAATATTTAATGCAAAAAGCTGCGCGTGAGAATGTTGATTACATAGCCGTTGCCCCGTTTGACAAAGTAAGTTTCAGACAAGGGTACAAAGCGGGTAATGAAAGATTTTATGGTTACGCTAATGGTAAAGGTATTGGTAAAAAGGGTAAAGCAGTACTTCCAGATGTTATGGGTAAGAATGCAAGGTTCTATGGATCAAGCGCAGGACCAACAAAGATATCTTTATCAGATCCAACAAAACCTTACAAAAATGTTAGCTCAGATACATTTACATATCCAAAAGACCACCCGTTAAAAGGTAAACAAATTAAAAGTAGTTATCACAGTAATTCTGGTATGAATCCTGAAAAAGGAACTAAGAATATTCCAGCAGGGGATCCACGCTTGTATTTTGATGCATATGCTATTAAGGTAGTTCCACTAATGAGAAATACTCAAAAGACCTATAAGTCTAAAGGGGGACTTGTGGTGGATATGTTTAAACCAATAGGATACAATTAATCATGGCCATTGAAAAAAATAAAGAATCTTTGTTAGAAGAGGATAAAATAGAAGAGACTATTGTTGAACAACCAGACGGTTTACCTCCTGAAGTTTTAATTGAGGGAGAAGAAGAAATAGAAGAAGAACCAAATACTGATTTTAACGCTAATCTTGCAGAAGACATGGACGAAAGTACCCTTAAGGACATGGCTATGGAATTGATACAAGAATACAAAAAAGATAAAACTTCTAGAAAAGAATGGGAAGATGCTTACATCAAAGGTTTAGATTTATTAGGAACAAAATACCAAGAAGTATCAAGACCTTTTAAAGGAGCCTCTTCAGTTACTCACCCATTACTTGCGGAATCAGTTACACAATTCCAAGCACAGGCTTATAAAGAATTAGTTCCTTCCGATGGACCTGTAAGAACTCAAACAATTGGATTACAGACACCCCAGGTAGAGGCACAAGCGGATAGAGTAAAAGATTACATGAATTATCTTCTTATGGAAGAGATGGAAGACTACACAACTGACATGGATCAAATGTTATTTTATTTACCTTTATCAGGATCTACTTTTAAAAAAATTTACTACGACGAAATGCTTCAAAGACCAGTCTCTAAGTTTGTACCTGCAGAAGATTTAGTAGTCCCTTACTTTGCGTCTGATTTAAAAGATTGTGAAAGAATTTCACATGTAATAAAAATGACAAAAAACGAGCTCACAAAAAAAATGGCAGCTGGGTTTTACAGAGATATAGAATTAATAGAATCTAGTTCTGAACCTGATTCAGTTCAAAAAAAATTAAATGAATTGGAAGGTATTAAAGGCACAGGATCAGATTACTTACATAATATTTTAGAAATGCATGTAGATCTAAACTTAGATGACTTTGAAGATTTTGATGATAAAGCAAAAAAAATTAAAATACCGTACATTGTAACAATTGATGAAGGTGCTGGAGAAGTTTTATCTATTAAAAGAAATTACAGACCAAATGATACAACTTATCAAAGAATAGAATATTTTGTACATTATAAATTTTTACCAGGGTTAGGTTTCTATGGTTTTGGACTAACTCATATGATTGGAGGCTTATCATTAGCTGCAACACAATCTTTAAGACAATTAATTGATGCAGGGACTTTAAAAAATTTACCTGCTGGTTTTAAATCTAGAGGTATAAGAGTAAGGGACGATGACCAACCTATACAACCAGGTGAGTTTAGAGATGTCGACGCTCCTGGAGGCAATATTAGAGATCAATTCTTTAATTTACCTTTTTCAGAACCAAGTACAACTTTATATAATTTAATGGGTTTTGTTGTACAAGCAGGACAAAAGTTTGCAGGTGTCACTGATCAAAATGTTGGTAATGATATACAAAACAGAGCTGTTGGAACTACAATGGCACTAATGGAAAGAGGGTCACGAGTAATGAGTGGTGTTCACAAACGTTGTTACTACGCAATGAGATTAGAATTTAAAATACTTGCTAGGATTTGTGGAGAAAGTTTACCCGAATCTTATCCTTACGATGTTTATGGCGGACCAAGAGAAATTAAATCTGCAGATTTTGATAATAGAGTAGATATTTTACCAGTCGCTGATCCAAATATTATGTCAATGGCTCAAAGAGTTACGTTAGCGCAATCACAACTTCAAATTGCACAATCAAATCCTCAAATGCATAACTTACACGAAGCTTACAGACGTGTTTATGAAGCATTAGGTACAAAACAAATTGAGGCAATATTAAAACCAGCACCAAAACAACCTGAACCATTAGATCCAGCTAAAGAAAATGCAAGAGCATTGCAGATGAAACTGTTGGTAGCGTTTGAATTTCAGGATCACGATGCACATATAGCTGCCCACATGGCTTTTATGAGTTCAAGAATGGTACAAATTAATCCTCAGGTATATGCATTACTACAATCACATATTTCTGACCACATTTCATTTAAAGCTAAAGCACAAGTTAAACAAATGATTATGGAAAATCCTGAAATGGCACAGATGGCACAACAAGATCCNCAACAATTTGAAATTATGTTTGAAGCTGAGGTTGCAAAGGTTGCAGCACAAATAACTCAAGAGCTAGTACAAACTGAAAATGCAGCTAATGCAAACAAAGAAGATCCTTTAGTTAAACTTAAACAACAAGAGATAGATTTAAGAGCTATGGATCTACAAAGAAAAGCAGAAGAGACTAAATTTAGAGCAGATCAAGAAAACCAAAGAAATGCACAGAGGTTAGAATATGATTATGATAAACTTGCTCAACAAGATTCACAATCTGATGAAAGATTAGAAATAGCGAGACAAAAACTTGAGAAGAAATAACGAAAAAGGACTAAGTGGGGGAGTAAGATCTGGGCCACCGCCTAAGAGAGGACCCAACCCACAAGGAATTAACATAGTTAGGTCAAAACATGCTAAAAAGTTCTTACGAAAGCCTTCCAGAAAAGCATAAAATAATTTTTCTTGCAGGTTTATTTGATGGTGAAGGTAGTTTTGGAATTTGGTCTAAGGGTAAAGGAAGAAAAAAAGAATTTGCCTGCACTATCGAGATGATAGACAAAGATACTGTTCAAAAATTTAAAGATATGTTTGGTGGTCAGTTATTTCCTTGTAAAATTAGACAACCACATCACATTCCAACCTTCAGGTGGCGTATGAATGGGTATAGGGCTTTCAAAATTATTGATAAGATGATAGAGTTTATGTGTATTAGAAGACAGGAGAAATATAATGTGGTTAAGCGCGATAAAATTGGCGGCACAAGCAGGTACGCACATCTTCAAGAAGCGTCAGGAGACAAAAATGTTGATGGCGGATGCACAAATGATGCACGCAAGAAAGATGGCTCAGGGGCAGGAAGCTTACCAAGGAAAACTACTTGAGGCTAGACAATCGGACTGGAAAGACGAGGCAGTTTTAATAATTTTAAGTTTGCCCATCGCAATTTTGGCCTGGGCAGTCGTATCGGATGATCCGGGAGCGATGGACAAGGTAAAATTGTTCTTCGAGATGTTCTCAGAGCTTCCAAAATGGTTCACTAATTTATGGATCTTGGTCGTGGCTTCAATATATGGTATAAAGGGTACACAAATATTTAAAGGAGGAAAAAAATAATGACAAAGTTATGTCCAAGAGGAAAAGCAGCAGCGAAAAGAAAATTTAGCGTTTATCCTTCAGCATATGCTAATGCATATGCTTCAAAAATTTGTGCAGGAAAAATTAAAGATCCATCAGGTAAGAAAAGAAAAGATTTCAAAGGACCTAAGCCATCAGGAGCTAAAGTTGGTATGGCTGTTACTGCAGGCTCAAGATCAGGCATGGGTAGATTAGAAAAATCAGGATTATTGAAAGCTAGAGTTGGTAAATCTATTTCAAGACGTGCTCGAGAAATGCAATTAAAAAAAAAACAAAACCCTTATTCTGAATATAATAGAAAAGGTAAATTAAAATATACAGCAGCCAACAAAGGCGCTGAAATAAAAATTAATAAAGTTGTTAAAGGTTTAAAAAAAGCTTCTAAATTACATGCTGGACAAGCAAAAACATTACAGACAATCAAAGCAAAAGAAGGAGTACTTATGGAAAACCCATATAGATTTTATGATAGAGAAAAAAATTCAAAGAATAGAGGTGTGACTAGACAAAATTCTAGAGGTAAAATTAAAGGATCACGACCAAGAGTGGATTTATCACCTAAAGACAACCGGCCTCGTATCAAAAAAAAAGTAAATTATGATAATACTTTTAAAGAAGGTGGAATGGCTAGGGGTGGTGGAGCTGCTATTAGAGGGACTAAGTTTCAAGGCGTTTTCTAATGTACAAACGCGGCACTTGTTGGGAAGGTTATGTTCAAGCAGGTATGAAGAAAAAAGGGAACAAAATGGTTCCTAATTGTGTGCCTTCAGGTTCAAAAAAAATGGCTCAAGGTGGCCTAACAAAATGGTTCAAAGAAAAATGGGTAGATATTGGAGCAAAGAAAAAAGGTGGCAAATTTCAAGAATGTGGCAGAAAATCTGCCAGTGGTTCAAGTCGGAAGTATCCGAAGTGCGTTCCACTTGCAAAAGCCACAGCGATGACAAAGTCGCAAAAGGCGAGTGCTGTCGCGAGAAAGCGCCAAGCCCAAAACACTGGCCCTAAACCAACAAACGTAAGGACTTAAAATGTGGAATTGGATTAAAAAATTATTTAGACCTTGGAACTTAAGTAAAGTTTCACCTGATATAAAATCAGTAGAGCCAAGAATTTCAACTGTTGGGTTAACCAAAGGTGATATTAAAAAACTAAGAGGCCAAGGAAAAAAATTAGACATTGATAATTAGTTTAAATACTATATAAAAAACTAATGACAATTAGAGGTGATAGCTCAGAGTACGAGCTACTTAAAAAATGGTGCGAAGAATTACCTTTCTACAAAAAACCAGAAATAGTTACCAGTTGTGAAATAGGTATTAGAGAAGGCCTAGGTTCAAAAATCATAATGCTTGGCATTAGAGCGAGAATAGGAGGCATTCCTTACAAACACATTGGAATTGACCCCTACAATAATTTAAAATACCAACATTACGATAGTACAATAGAAAGCACCGCAGATTATACAAATGAAATGAGAGATCAAATGAAAGAGGATTTTTCAGACCACCCGGAGTTTATGTTCTTAAATATTAAAGATACTGAATACATGAAAAAGTATTCAAATGAAGATATTGTATTTGATTTTGTTCATTTTGATGGTCCTCATATGACAAAAGATGTTCTTAGAGAAGCTATTTACTTTGCTGATAAATCAAGAAAGGGAACAAGATTTGTCTTCGATGATTACACAAAATATAAAATTAATGACGTAGCAAAATTGTTAGAATATTGGAATTTTAAAATAATTGATACTGGTTCAAACAAAATTTGTTTTCAAAAAATATAATGGATATAGACACAATTTCACTAGTTCAAAGGACAATTAAAAAAACACTTCTTTCGTTAAAAGATCACGCTATATATGGTGTTGACACCATAGAGAAACTACAATATGTTAGGGGTCAAATCAGATCTCTTGAAGATCTGCAACAGGATCTAAAAGACCTGCTGATAACAACGGAAGATAAATATGAACAAGTCCACGGAGACACCGAAACGGACTGAAGCGCTACTCAATGCTTACAAAGCAAAAGAGGAAGTCGAAACAGTCCTTGATCCTAAAGCGATCGAAAAAACAACCTTAGATAAATTACCAACACCCACAGGTTACAGAATTTTAGTATTGCCCTATGCAGGACCTAAAAAAACTAAAGGTGGAATTCTTTTATCTGATACAACACAAGAAACGATACAGATGACAACAGTCTGTGGTCTTGTGCTAAAAATGGGAGATCTTTGTTATCACGACAAAGATAAATTCTCAAAAGGGCCTTGGTGCAAACTAAATGATTGGGTAATCTTTAGTAGGTATTCAGGTTCAAGATTCAAAATAGATGGTGGTGAAGTAAGAGTTTTAAATGACGATGAAGTCATCTCTACAATAAAAGACCCAGCAGATATTTTGCACCATTATTAAAGGAAGGATTACAATGGCTGAAATACAAGAAAAAAATCCATCAGTTGAATTAGATACTGACGGTATCAACGACCAAACGATTGAAGTAGAAACTCCTAGTGAGTCTACAACGCCTTTTGAAAAAAAAGAGGATGTTGATTTAGGTTACACAGATGTATCAAAAGAAAAAAGAACTTATGATAAAGAAAAAGATCATAGCACTGATATATCTTATGAAAATGAAAGAGAAACTAAGTTAGAAGAAAAACCGAAGTTTGAACAAAAAGAAGAAGATGAATCTGGACTTCAGGACTATTCCGACAAGGTTCAAAAAAGAATAAAAAAACTAACCTTTCAAGCTAAAGAAGCTGAACGAAGAGAAAGAGCAGCTTATGAATATGCTAAAGGTTTAAAAAGTCAGTATGAAAGTGCCGAAAAGAAATTTCAGGAAACTGATACTAACTATCTCAAAGAATATGATGCTAGAATTGAAGCTGAGCGAGAAAAAGCAAAATCATCTTTGAAACTAGCTTTTGAATCTCAAGACGCTGATGCTATTTTAGAGGCCCAGGACAACCTTACTAAATTAGCTGTTGAGAAAGAAAAAGTTTCTATGACTCTTGCAGAAAAAGAGACTAGAAAAAAAGAAGTTGAATCAGAAATCGTTAATAAACCTGAACAAAATGCTCAACCACCAATTAGTCAAAAAGCTCAAAGATGGGCTGAAGACAATGATTGGTTTGGTTCGGACAGAGTTCTAACTTCTGCTGCTATGGGAATACATGAAGACCTTTTGCAGGAGGGAATTGACGCGGAGACTGAGGACTACTATAATCAAATCAACAAACGTATGAAGGAGTATTTCCCTCAGAAATTTGCTCAATCTACAACTGAAGTAGAGACGAAGGCTGCTCCCGTCCAAAATGTAGCCTCAGTTAGTCGTAGAGCTGGAGGACGCAAGTCTGTGAAACTCACCAAATCGCAGGTAGTTATCGCTAAGAAATTAGGGGTGCCACTAGAGGAATACGCAAAATACGTGAAGGAAGGAGAATAAGATGGATAAAGTTAAAACTTCAATAAAAACTTCACGCGAGTCTGAAACTAGAGAGAAAATTTCTAGGAAGAAAGATTGGACTCCACCATCCAGTTTGGATGCACCAGCTGCACCGCAGGGGTATGCACATAGATGGATACGGACTGCAACTGCAGGTTTTGAAGATACAGGTAATGTATCTAAGAAACTACGTGAAGGTTGGGAATTTGTTAGGGCCGAAACTGTAATAAGTGAAATTGGTCAAAATGATTACCCTGTAATTCACGAAGGTAAACATGCTGGTTTAATCGGAATTGGTGGCCTTGTGTTGGCAAGGATACCGGAGGAGATTTTAAGAAGTCGTGCTGAGTATTTTAGAAAACTTACTCAAGATAGAACAGACGCGATAGATAGAGATCTTATGAAGGATCAACACCCGGACATGCCGATCAATATTGATAGGCAGTCTAGAGTTACCTTTGGTGGTAGTCGTAAAAAATAATTTTTTTGCATTACCTACCGTAGATGGCTTGGATAATTAACAAATAAACGGAGAAAACAACTATGGCAAATCAACTAGAAAAGTTTGGTCTAAGACCTTACAGAAAACTAGACGGTACACCTTTAGCTGGAGCTCAAAATAGATATAAGGTTGCGGACGGAAGTGCGACTGCAATTTTCCAAGGTGATTTAGTTAGACCATTAACAAATGGTACAGTAACTAGAGCAGCTGGAAATACCTCTTATGCTGTTGTGGGCGTATTCAACGGATGTTTTTACAATGATCCAACTACGCAAAAACCTACGTACTCAAATTTCTACCCTGGTGGAATCACACCAACTCAAGGCGGAATTACTGCCTTTGTTGTTGATGACCCAGACGCAGTATTTTTGATGAACGCAGATGCGGTTTTTGCACAGGCGGATTTATTTACGAACTATTCGCTGACTGCAGTTACAGGAAATACAACAACAGGAATATCAGAATGTATGTTAGATGTGGGAGTCACTGGAACGGCTGGCACATTTGCAGTACAAGCAATTGATATATCGCAAGATCCTGAAAACGATGATCTTACGACTTCAAATGCTAATATTCTTGTTAGAATCAACAATCACTTCTACCGTCAAGGTGGAACAGGACTATAATAGGAGTATTTAATTATGGCTATATCACGATCCCAACTAGTTAAAGAACTAGAGCCAGGCTTGAATGCACTATTCGGTCTGGAATATGGTAGATACGAAAATCAGCATGCTGAAATTTTCGCTACCGAAACATCTGACAGAGCTTTTGAAGAAGAAGTAATGTTAAGCGGATTCGCTTCTGCACCAACTAAACAAGAAGGTGCTGGAGTAGTGTTTGATCAAGCAGGTGAAACTTTCACAGCAAGATACAATCACGAAACAATCGCTTTAGCATTTGCTATCACTGAAGAAGCAATTGAAGATAACCTATACGATAGACTTGCAGGCAGGTACACAAGAGCTCTTGCAAGATCTATGGCAAACACGAAGCAAGTTAAAGCTGCGAACGTTCTAAACAACGCGCAAGTTACAAACGTTACTGGTGGTGACGGTGAATCCCTAATCGGAAACGCTCACCCATTAGCAACAGGTGGTACATTCTCGAATGTGTTAGCAGTTGCAGCAGACTTAAACGAAACTTCACTTGAGCAGTCATTGATTGACATCGCTGGGTTTGTTGACGAGAGGGGCTTAAGAATTGCTTCTTCTGGTAGAAAAATGATAATTCCAAAAGAATTACAGTTTACTGCTGAGAGAATCATGAAGTCACCTATGAGAACAAGCACTGCAGATAATGATATCAATGCAATCAATAATATGGGAATGGTCCCTGAAGGTTACAGAGTTAATAACTTTTTATCCGACACAGACTCTTTCTTCTTATTGACTGATATACCTAACGGACTGAAATATTTCGTTAGATCACCTATCAAAACTGCAATGGAAGGCGACTTCGATACTGGAAACATGAGATTTAAAGCTAGAGAAAGATACAGCTTCGGTTGGTCTGACCCTAGAGCAATATTTGGTAACGGAAATTTACCAACTGCTTAATAATCTAAGTTAGTATTACATTTAAGGGGCGGTGCAATTTGCATCGCCCCTTTTTTTATGGTAAATAAAGTTGATGTATAATTTACTTTGGGGGCTACCAGTCTTAAAAACAAAGATAGATCCAAAAGAATTCAATAAAAAAAATATCTTAAACACAATAGAAAAAAACTACCAAAAAAAACAAGTAAGACAAAAATGGTCTAAAAGTTTGTTTAAAACAGATATTCATCATTCATTGGGAGATGATCAAAATTCTGAATTTGATTCACCAGACTATTCTGAACTAATTAAATGTTATGAAAAACCAATTAAAGATTATTTAAAGACTATTAATTTTCAAAAAACTACAAAATTTAAGTATGAAATTGTTAATTATACTGCAGCTAAACATGTGTCTTTTATGGAACCTCATTTACATATTGATTGTGAATTTAGTATGATTCATTACCTAAAATTTGATAATAAACAAAACAGCCCAACAGTTTTTATGTCCCCCTACAGTTTTGTTGATTATTGGGTTTCAAAAAAAAAAATGCAAGAAAAAGTAAAAATTGATAACACAATGCAAAGTTGGTCTTGCGGGGAATGGCAATACCCCACTGAAGAGGATGATTGTTTAATTTTTCCAGCAATACTTAAACATTTTGTAAAAAATAAAAAGTCAGATGATTTGAGAGTTGTATTATCCTCAAATATAAGCATTCTTGAAGATTAAGGGCGGTGTTCACATCGCCCCTTTTTTTATGTATAATGAAAAGACCTAGAATAAATAATTATTTTGTAGACTGGCTAGGCAGACGGTATAGAGACTACAAAAAACGCTATACAAAGGAGAAACTATTATGGCAAACACTACATTCGATGGACCCGTAAGATCAAGAAACGGTTTTCAATCAATAGGACCAGGTGCGGTAGACGCAAACACTTTAGCAACTAACATGACAGTAGCTAATAATGCTGGAAGAATAATGCTTATGGATCCAGCAGGTACACCAACTGCAATTACAATTCCCGCAATTGTTTCAACAGCAGATGGAGCAAACGCAGGACCAGGAAGAGATCCAAATAATGCGAAGCACGATTGGAACTACTTTTGAAATTCTTTTTACAGATGATTTCACTGGTACAATTAAAACAGCTAACACAGCAGATAAATTTGTTGGTATGATTACTGCGGGTATTGATGCTTCTACAGCAGGGAAACAATGGGTTCCTGCAGCAGCAAACAATGAAATTAATTTAAATGGAGAAGCTGGAGCAGCTGTTGCTACAACAGGTGGTTTAAAAGGAACTTATCTTAAGTTTACTGCAGTTGCAGCAAACTTGTATTTAGTACAAGGTTTGACTAACGCAACAGGTACACTTGCAACACCTTTTGATACTCAATAATAAATAATTAGTGGCTCTCTTCGGAGAGCCACGAACTAGGAGAATTTATGTTTAGAGGAGATATACAAGCTACAAGAGCAACTACAGGAAACACGGGAACAGCTGTGATTGTACAACCTGTAAGATTAAAAGGAATTATTGTTGCTAACGATGGTGTTGGAGCAGGTCTTTTAGAATTAACAACTACTTCAAATACGGGATCAACTTTATTTATTGCAGATGTACCTAGTGGAGATGTAATTAATTTTTCATTTCCAGATGATGGTATTTTATTTCCAAAAGGAGTTTTTGTTAAAACAAAAACAAATATTGCAGCTTATACATTATTGACAGATAAATATTCTGGACCTAACCTAACAACGAGTAACAGATAATGGGTGGTTCAAGTTTTTCATCAGATCAGTCGGTAGCACACGCAACAGGTACAGCTCAAATGGTTGCTACTGGTACAAGAGCAAGACTTACATCCATTCAAGGAAAAGGTAATAGTACAGATGGTTCTATTATTTTTAGAAGTGGTGGTGCAACAGGTACTATTATTGCAACATATTTATTTGGAGAAGAAGGTTTAGATATGTATTTACCTGGTAATGGAATTTTATTTTTAGATGGTATTCATGCAACTATTGCTAATACTACTGGTGTAACAATAACATTTACTTAAAATGAATTTAGAATATTATTCAGATATTCTGGAGTTAAAAAGAGGTGGTGACGTTCAACCACCAAAAACAAAAAAATATTTTAGAGCAACTAAAACTGGAGCTGGTATGACTAAAGCTGGGGTTGCAAAATATAGAAGAGATAACCCTGGATCAAAATTAAAAACTGCAGTTACGGGTAAAGTAAAAGCTGGGTCAAAAGATGCNAACCGTAGAAAGAGTTTTTGTGCTAGAAGTTTAGGACAAATGAAAAAATTTCCAAAAGCTGCTAAAGACCCTAATTCAAGATTAAGACAAGCGAGACGTAGATGGAAATGTTAGATTATGTCTTATTTAAATGCTAACATTTCACCAATATATTGTAAAATAAGAAAGGAGTATCTTTATGACCTTAAAGAAAATAAAGGAAAGTATAGTGAATGTGTTATCTTTAGTATTAGCAGTATTTCAGGAAGGGCTATACTATTTAACATCATGTTACCAAATGGTGCGTGTTTTTGGAGATTGCCTATCTCAGCGTTTTTCCAAAAATCGTATGATCGATCCAAAGTGCCAGATATGCATGTACACGAGCTGGAATTGTGGAACTGTTTTAGTTACTGGCCTAGTGTTACTTGTTTTGATTGGTTGGATGGCGTAAGTGGTAAATTTTTAGGATTAGATAAAAAGTTTTATCATGGAAAATATTTATTTACGATTGATTGGGCTCATCCAGATACTAACATCTTGGATGTTGAACACTCTGAAATTCCTGAAGAACATAAGTGTGCACATATATTGGAGCTTGATAACGGTAATTATGCAGCTCAGCCTAATAACCGTATTTTGTGGAATGTTAATAGCTACACTACTGATACAGATTGGCCTGACTACAAAGTCCAAACTACATATTGGGATGCAGAAGATAATGGAATGGTCACAGAAGATTCTGATAATATGTTCTATCAAATGGAAAAAGTAAAAGATAAAAAAAGAACATATAAGTCTTATAAGGATTACGCACTTGATATGTCTTTTGAAAACGATGGTAAAAAATGATTGATAAAATGATTTATAAATTTTTAGGTTGTATGGATAAATTAATAGAAAAAATAAATAATATATTTACAAATAAAAAAAAGAAAAAGTAAAATAATGAACATTGCAGAACTATTCAAAAAAAATTTTATATTAGTGCCAGTCATAGCATCCGTATTAGTTGGAACGTTCACGGGTGTTAGATATATTGTTAATCTAACAGACACAATCAA